GCAGAGAACTCCACATCATTGATGATTGAAACAGTCCAATCTTCAAATGTTCTATCACCTGCGATTTTAAGTTTTGAACCTCTAAAGTTCACCTCAAATGCTGGGATAGTTGATGCTGGTATCTGAGCTGCCTTACAAAGGAACTCAATCTTACCACCTGACCTAGGTAGGAAAACCTTAAATCTATTTGCTCTTGGGCCTCCACCGAGTAATTGTGCTTTAAAACTGTCTATACTTGCCATTGTTTACTCCTTAGATTGCACCATAAAGTTCTTCAAACTCAACACCTGACCTTGCAGCCACGAAGTTAAGAGTGATGAAATTAATAGATTTAGCTGGTTTAATGAAGATAGATGCGACAAACTCATTTCTATCTACCACCGAATCAGTATTGTTAGACTCATCACATACTACTGAGAAGTCGTAAATACCTTTTCTATTTTTAACATCTCTTAGGAAAGGTTCAATTGCACTTCTAAACTGAGCTCTTGTGAATCCGTCATTGAATTCAAAGAGTCTACCTTTAGCTGCTGCTGAAATTGCTTTCTCTAATACGATGAATAGTCTTCGTACGTTAATTCTATCGAACGCTGATGGTTGTGTTAGTCCTGTTTTATCTCCAAACAACACGGTTCCTTGGCCAGGGAATGTTACCACTGGATTAACTCTTGCTCTATACAAGTCATCTCTTGATGCCTTCTTAGGATTAAATGCAAGTTTGGTTACTCCTAGGTATTGTCCTCTGTTGAAACCTGCTGGTGAGAACCATGGGTCATTCAATAAGTCTGACCTTGCCATAATTCCACCTGTGTGTCCGTTAGCAGGAACATAAACGTATCTATCATTGTACTTATCATAGACATATAACCAACCTGAGTCAAAGACACAGAATGAAGAACTTGATGCAGTATTAACGTCTGCTAGTACGTTTGACAATTGGGTCGCTTCTGATGAAACGTTAACAACTGATGCTCTTCTTGGTGATGCTAATAATAGACAATCCTTACGTTTTTCACAAACCAATATACCCTGATTAACGATTGTTGTCCAATCTGCAAGGGTATCTTGTTCTGTTCCACTTCCGTTATCAGTTCTTGTTGAACCTACGATAAGGAATGAAATGTCTGATGTTTCTCCATCTTCGAAATGGTCTTGCCATGCACCGTACTTTTGTCCTGCTGTAGGAAGGTTACCATCATTACCAGCACCGAATGCTGTTTTCTGTGGTAAGTCGGGTGTTAGGTTATTTGAACCTAAAGATGAAGATGTGTATATAGTACTTGTGTTTGACACAATTGCTGCCAAGTGTGAAGTAACATATACCCATTGTGAGTCTCTCTCTAATACATCTCTGTAAAAGTTTGAATCTCCGTTTAAATTTTTTGCGTCTGATGCTAATGAAACAAATCCATATGATTCAAGAACTGTATTTTTAGTTCCTGATATATCTCCGTCTTCGTCTACGATTACTATATGAATTTCATCGTTAGATGAACCATTAGCAGCTGCTAGTGCAGATGTGCCAGGTGCTTTTTCAAAATATGATTGCCATTCCCACTTACGAGTAATACCTACTGCTGCACCTGAACCTGAACCATCAACTGCAGATGTTAAACCTGTTCCAGCTGGTTGGTTAAGTGCTTCAATAGTTAGTGAAGTTCCTGCTACTGCAGTTACTTTATACTCTTGAGTGTGATTGTCAAACACGATAACGTCACCAACAACAAATAGTGTTGATGCGTTTGTGACACCAGTGATAGACGTTGCATTTAGAGCGTTGTCTGCAGTTGTGTTACCTGCTGAAGCTTCCTGCCATGCATTTGAAGATGCACAAACATGAACACTTAATGAATTACCCAATGCACCTGCGAACTTAGCAACATATGCTCCAACACTTCCTGAATTACTCAAGTCTCTGTAAGACTCTATGTATTCTGAACCGTTCTTAATAATTTGTGAAGCGGTTGAAGAAGCGTTTGCGTTTGCAAGGTTTGTTGAGTTAACTCTAACTACTCTTAATGATGAACCATATCTTAGGAAACCCTCTGCAGTAAAGAAATCTTCTGCACCTGCGTTATTATTTGCTGGTGAATTAAAAACCTCTACTAACTCTTGTTGACCTGATACGGTTACAACCTCATCAACTGGGCCCCATGAAAAAGTTCCAGCAAATGCACCACTTGTCCCTGCTACTGCAGGTACTACATTTGTAAGGTCAACTTCTTTAACCTGTACGCCTGGTGATACTTGAAATGCCATATTTTTCTCCTTTTTGCGACCTTAGTCAATTCTTTTAATGTATTTATATTTTTTTGAACTTAGTCGTTCTCTTGTAAATACCATCGGTCTCCACTCGTGTCTACAAATGAGTGAGACTCTTTATCCAGTTCTCCAAAAACTCCTACTGGTAAGACATCGTCATATATTTCCTGTTGTTGTCCTGCGTATAGTAAGTCTTTAACTTTATTGTTTGTTAGGTGTTCAAAAAATTGAGTTGTTAAAAACCAACTAAACACCACACAATTCATAACTAAATCATCATGATAACCTCTATCTGCTTCAAAAGACATTCCTTTATTCACATAAGTTAAGAGTTCTTTTATCAACTCCCTATCACAAATTTTCAATTTATTTTCTTCTAACACTTCCTTAAGTGTAGAAGTTCCTATTCTTTTAATCTTTCGGGTCATTGTTACCCCGATGTCTTCTAATCTTAAACCACCCTGAACGAATACATTATCATATTCTAAATCATAATGCATCTGTTGTGCAACCACAGCTCCCTCTGCATTGTTTTCTATAATTACTAATGCAGTGTTATAGTGTGAACAATATTTTGCAATTACATCGGGATACAGTAATGGAGATATCATATTGTCTCTATATACTGCAACCTGTTCAAATGGTTCAGTGGATACATCGAAAATTGTAAAGGTTGAATAGTCAAAACCTCTCCCTTTCGATACATCTACAGTACATATATAGGTGTGAGTCTTCTCTGGCTTTTTATAAACACTAAAACCTTCCTTGTGCCAGATAGGATTTGATGAACGTAATCCTAACAGTGTATCAGATGCAATAAGTGTATTACCCGTTCCTAAGAAACTATTACCATATTCTTGTTGAAACTGTAACTCAGAAGTGTTTGCAATAGTTTGTTTCTTCCATTCTTCATCACGGCCTGGAACATCATACCAGTTTATCAGAAACGATTTGTATTCTGATTCACCTACAGTTGCACTTTCATATATTTTATGGAACATATTACCCACACCGTTTGCAGTAGAAGTGATAATTACCTTAGAATCTCTACCTGAAGTAACCACGGGATATGTTGCAGTGTAGAACTCTTCTGCATTTTCAACGAATGCAAACTCATCTAGGTACAACATATTAATAGAAAGTCCACGAATTGATGATGATGATGTTGCAGCTGCAACTAGTTTACTATCATTACCAAATTCTATATTACCTTTGTTTAGAATCTTAACCCCAGGCTGTAAAAAGAAAGGAACAGATTCTAACATAGTAGTTATCCTTGCAACCATCTCTCTTGCAATTGCACCTTTGTTTGCAAGAACAGCTACTGTAACTTCGGGTGTAAACAATAGATACCATAGTAAATATGCACAAGACGTAATAGACTTACCACTTTGTCTCGATGCAAGTACTATACTGAATCTTTCTTCATTATAATGTGTTATTAAACTTTCTTGATATCCACGTAACTTAAAAGGAACCATACCCTCATCAAGAGAGATAATCTGTGTATAAGATTCAATAAAATAACAAGGGTCTTGTTGACACTTGAGATATTCGTCTAGTTCTTCTTTGGTATACTTCGTCTCAACGTTTGCACGTTTGATTTGAGTGTTACCTAGATAACCTTCATTCTTCGGATTTACCATGTTTGTTTTTCTTCAAATATTTTTGTAAGTCTGATGTTGACCCAACGTATAAGTGATTATGAGTATCACCTTCTTTTGCAATTTCTTCTTTGTTGATACTTTTCATTTTGACCTGAAGGTCTAAAAGTTTTTCTGCAATCTCTGAGGTGGTTTTAAGTATCTGTCCTGCCACTTCATATGCACGAGGATTCTCCATCTCTTTAGATAGGTCTAGGATACCGTCTAATGCATCCTGTCCCCTCTCTACAAGGTCGTAAAGATTTTCCCTTGCATATCTATAGTCTGTCTCTAAAGACTCCTTAGAGAGGTCTGTACGGACTGTAGGGACTTTCTTTAAGTCCTTCTTCATGTCCGTGTTTATATCTAATACTTGATTTAATTTATCGTCAACATTGTCTGTCATAATTTTTCACTAGTCTGTGGTTGAAGCTTCATTACCACCATATCCCTCATCAAAGAATGATACATCTTCTGATATAACATAATTGTCCTCTGCAGATGCACTTCCTGTGAAGTATACTTTATCACCTTGGGACAAAGTAACGTTACTAGAAACCACTACAGACAGTCTGTCTCCTGCTATAGAAGAGACTGTTGGGTCGGGATTAGTAGATGAACCTTCCATAGTATCATTTACAGATACATTACTATCTATTGCAGCTGAGAAAGTCACTGTAGTGTTATTAGACACTGCACTTGCAACTGTTCCTTCAAATGCTGGTTCGTAAAACTTAACGTCCTTTACGATGCCTGATGTAGTAAGTTCTGATGATGTGAAACCATGTCTTCCATCATTTATAAATGTTTTCTCTCTAACCTTAGTAATAACTTTACCTTTATATACTGGGCCAAAGAAATAAGTTTTCATTGTAAAATCTAGAGTAAAGTTAATTACTCTCTTGTCTTCAAACGACCCTTCGAATTGGTCGTCCATATTTACACCTGTTAAAATGATAGGTACGTCTCTTACTTCTGACATATCATCAATCATTTTCATTGCAACCGTATATTCGGGTTGAAAATACGGTAGTATTTGTTCTACTATTTGTAAACCATCTGTCATGTTCTTTGCATAGATGGATAGTGTAAAGTTTATATCATATGGTGTGGGTTGATATTGAAACTTTCTACTAACATTATCTGACTCCATAGTAGTTTTAGTGGAACGGATAAGTTTATTTTGTTGTCTATTTTGGTCGTAGGTGAAACCACTGACTTCAAATCCCATTCTAGGAAGTGATATTGCACTTCTTAAGTTGTCATTCAAATCGGGTTCTTCTTTTAATCTCTGTAAGAACTTCTGTCTTTGACCATACGACAAAGGAACTTTAATACTGTTTACAACTGTCCCATCTGATTTAGTCTGTTTAACTGTGATATTATTAAACATGGTACCAAACACAGATACTGAACGTCTTATTGTTTCATTGTAAAAATATGTAAACATGATTAACTATTATTTCCTATCTCACCGAAAGGGTTTGTTTCACTGAAGTCTATGTAATTATCAGCTGCATCTTCGAATTCTTTATTTTGTGCATTCGGGTCATTTGGCATATCAAGTGCATCGGTAATTGTTTGTATCTGTCTAGTTGCACCTGACACTGCACCTACTAATCTGTCACCCACTGCAAGTGGTGTATTGTTGTGTATGATTGTAAGAGTTCTGTTAGACCTTTTATATGTAGACACTTCACCAATAACATTATCACCAATCTTAAGTTCTTCATTTTCTGTGTAATTACCTGAGTCTCCTGAACCAGCAGTCATTGTTGCACTTATAGTGTATGTTCTTTCTGCTTCAACCAAGTCTGCATTAGTACCAGTGTCAAAATCTTCTCCTCTATATTCAAATAATTCACATCTACACTTGAATACAAAGAGCTTACCGACTTGATAGAATGGGTCTTCATGTTCAACAA